ATCACGCAGGAGAAGACCAGCGGAGAGATAGCCGATATCGACAGCATGGTAGACGCCTTTGGCATCGTGTACTTCCGAGGACAGGAGAAGATCAACCAAGATGAAATCGACGAGCTGGACGCGGTGGAGCTCGACCTGTACGATGAACCCAAGAGCCAAAGCCAACGCCTCCGAAACGTACTCTTCAAAGTTTGGAAGATAGAAGAACAAGGGACATTCAAAGAGTTCTATCGCCACGAGACAGAGCGCATCATCCAGCACTACAAGAATAAACTCGACCTATGAATGATTACGCTTACCGCGCCACCTTCTACGGTTACCTCGGTATCTTCGCGCTCCTGCTATATTTGGCACTGTATGGCTGAAATCTACCGCGCTGTCTTTACCTGCCCCGATTACGACGAGAGAGAGGTGTGGTACGTCTCCAGCAGGCAAGCCGCACAGATGATGCTTTCCCGCCACATTAGAACCGTAGCAAGTAGCAGCATCGCCGCCAAGTACAAAGGCGTAGACTACGACATGACCATAACCCCCGTCTTCGCAGGTAAGGACGACGCAGGATATGACCCCCGACATTAGACAAAGATGGACGCACAAAAAAAAGCGATGATTCAAGCCCTGGAGAAGTCTCTGGGAATTGTTACCTCAGCGTGTAAGGTGGTAGGCATCGCCCGGCAGACGCATTACAACTGGATGGAGGACGAGGAGTACAAGGCCGCTGTCGAGGAGCTGGGCGACGTGGCCCTTGATTTCGCCGAGAGCAAACTTCACAAGCTCATAGACTCCGGCAACCCTGCCGCGACCATCTTCTACCTGAAGACCAAGGGCAAGGAGCGCGGGTACGTCGAGCGTCAAGAGATAGCCGTCGCAGAGAAGAAGCCGCTCTCGTGGTTTACCGAAGCAACAGCCGACCACACATAAAGGCAAAGTTTTTACGTGAATGTTTGCTATATTGCAAACCAAACAAGCAAAGACATGGGTAAGCACTTCAACAAAGCCCAGCAGATTCTGCGCAGCTCCGCTCTGTACACCAAGCTCCAAGACCGAGTCCAGCAAGAGCAAGGATATGACTTGGAGAATGACTGGGAACGCATGGCAGAGCGACACATGAGAGAACTTCGCGGCCGGTGAAGCAACCCGCCACCTACTACCACGTCAAAGGGTGCGACACCCGAATACAAATCCACCAAGGCGGGACGCGATCGGGGAAGACGTACAGTATCCTTCAGAGTATCGTAGAGCTCTGCTACGAGAACGAGAACGCCGGGGCCGTTATCACCATAGCCCGGAAGACATTCCCCGCACTGAGGGCGACGGCGATGCGGGACTTCTTCGAAATCCTCGAAAGGGAAGACATCTACAACCCCGACTTCCACAACAAGAGCGAAGCCAACTACATCCTCTTCGGCAACCTCGTGGAGTTCATCAGCGTAGACCAGCCGCAGAAGGTCCGAGGTAGGAAGCGACAGGTGTTATTCATCAACGAGGCCAACGAGCTGAGTCTGGAGGACTGGAGGCAGCTCCTACTCCGGACCACAAAGAAGGTACTCATCGACTTCAACCCCTCCGACGAGTATCATTGGATTTATGAGGACGTAATACCCCGCGACGATGCTTCATTCTTCCGCACCACATACAAGGACAACCCCTACCTCGACAAGGCCACGGTTCAGGAGATTGAACGCCTAAAGGAAGCCGACCCCAATTACTGGCGTATCTACGGACTCGGAGAGAGAGGCGTAAACCAGGCGGCCGTGTTCACTTGGGAGATTGGAGAGATAGCCGGGAAGCGCATAGGTACGGGCCTCGACTTTGGATTCACCAACGACCCGACCGCCGTAATCGATGTCTACCTCGATGGGCATACGCTGATACTTCACGAGCGCCTGTACTCGACAGGACTCACGAACCCGGACATCGGGGAGGAACTCGACAAGCTGGACGTGGAGACCATCATCGCAGACTCAGCCGAGCCGAAGAGTATCGAGGAGCTCTTTAGGCTGGGGCATAACGTCAAGCCCGCACGGAAGGGACCGGACTCGATCCGTCAGGGAATCGACATAATGAGAAGACACAAGCTGCTGGTTACCGCCGAGAGTACACACCTACAGAAGGAACTCCGGGCGTACCGATGGGAGCAGGACAAGAACGGGCGCAACCTCAACAGGCCGGTCGATAAGGACAACCACGGCATCGATGCGGTCCGTTACGTTTGTCTCAACCTGCTCACTACCTCCCGGTCTGGTTCCTACTTCTTAGCGTGAACACAAACTTTTTTTGTGTAGATGTTTGGATATGCAAAACATTGTTGTATATTTGCTATGTCAACAACGACAAACAAACACGCAACGACATGAAGCACATCAGCAACCCAATCGAAGCCGCAGTTCAAACGAAGTCAACAGGAATGATTATGGACTGTTTGGCAATCTTTGAAAAGAAAGGAACTTTCGAATTGACTCCAGAGGAGTTTCAAGTAGAAGGTTATATGTTGCAAGTCCTGAACAATCGCGGATTCGAAAAGTGGGTCGAGGCATACGTTGAAAGGATGTAATCCAAACCCACCTACACAGACAGGCCCTCCGGGGCCTTTTTTTATGTCCGTACTTTTCGTCTATTTGATACCGTGAAGAAGACCATCACCATCCCGGAGAACCTCTACGACATCACCGTCGACCAGTACCTCCAAATCCAAGCGATACCCGAAGGGGACGAGATGGAGCAGGTCGTCCGTACCATCTGCATCCTTTGCCACCTGGACCGCGCTCAGGTCATGGCGATGGAACAGAAAGACATACAGCACATCGGGGGTGTGATAGGTGGCATCCTCGACAAGTACGACGACAAGTACCCCGTCGAGCGTATCATCGAGCTGGACCAGCGCTACGGCTTCCACCCCAACCTCTCACGGATTACGGTGGCCGAGTTCGCAGACATCGAAACCCTTTGCAAGGACTCCCTCGACAAACACCTCCCCCAGGTCATGGGTATCCTGTACCGTCCTATCGTAGAGGAACACGGAGAGTTCTATCGGATAGCCGACTACGACGGAGAGGACCGGTCGGAGTTCTTCCGGGAGATGAAGATGGCGCACGCATTAGGTGCAGCCGCTTTTTTTTTGCGTACCGGGAGGGCATTAGTCGACGCTTTGGACAGCTATTCCAAGGCGGTGAAGGATCCAAGCTATCCGAGAAATACGGATGGTTCGCCACGTTCGTACATCTCGCAGGGGAGGACATTACTAAACTACCGCAGGTCGAAAGGACTCACCTCGAAACGGCCCTCGCATGGCTCGCCTATGAGCAGGATCGGGCGCTTCTGGAAAAACAAAAATTGAACGTATGAGAACAGTAAACCAAATCATTGATGAGCTCGGCACCATCGCCCTCGACCATCGCTTCATTAACTCTTTCAAGGAAGGGGAGATGTCAGAGGTCGACATTGAAAAGCTGGCCGGCAACAAGTACCCCATCTGCTACGCCGACATCTCAGGCGCAAGCATCGACAAGGGCATCCTGACGTACTCGCTGGATATCCTCGTCATGGATATGATACTACCCGGACAGACGGACGCACAGGAGCAATACTCGGATACCCTGCGCACCCTGATTGATATCGTCAGCCAATACGCTCAGGTGTTGAGCGCACAAAGCGACGTCGACCGTGACGTCCGTATCTCTCTCCCTGTCGACTGCGAACCGTTTACCGCTCGCTTCGATAACCTCCTGACGGGATGGGTGGGTACGGTACAGCTGCAGACCTCCAATACCCTCGACCTCTGCGCGGCGGCCTTCGCATAAGGGAGAAAATAATTTGCTTATTTGTTTGGTGGTTTAATCTTTGTGCCTATCTTTGAGGTATGGAATACACACAAACACAGGTCCGAAAGAACATAACTCGGACTATTCGGGTTCGTTTCGTTCGTCACTCTCACGGCAATGATTTGTTCCAAGCCCAATGGGAAGGGCCAAATCCCGGAGTTGGTTTCCCCACATGGAACGACATGGAGGAATGCCGCGCCAAAGCCAAAGAGTACATTATGAACGAACTGCACCTGTAAAGAGCGGCACCGCACGGGCAGATAACAGAGCCCCGGTCGCACCCTGAAGTCCTGCCGAGTTATCCGGCGGGGCTTTCTATTTTAGAGCGTGAAGGATTACATCACCATAGACGGAACCCGCGTACCGATGACGAACTCCATGCAGGAGCTGGGGAGGATTGGAAAGGAGGTACGCCGCCGCGCCCGCATCTCGCTCAAGTCACGCGGTAAGGTCGTCACGGGCAAGCTGTACAACTCCATCCGGTACGAGCAGAGCGTCGCCCGCAATGAGAAGAGCCTGAACCTACGCTTCAGCTTCCCCGGTGCTGACTATTGGCAATTCGTAGACGAGGGCGTACAAGGTGCGCTATCATCGGCCAAGGCTCCGCGCTCGCCGTTTCGGTTTGGATCGGGTACAGGCCCCTCCGGGCGCCTCCGTCCCTCTATCGATAAATGGGTCGTCAAGAAAGGCATCGCACCCCGTGGCGCTGGCGGTAGGTTTGCCTCACGCAAGTCGATGGTGTTCGCCATCTCGCGCTCTATATATCAAACCGGTATCCGCCCCTCCTATTTCTTCACGAACGCCTACGACCGCACCCTCAAGAAGCATAACGCGAAACTGGAGAAGGCCGTCGGCGATGACATCGCGAACGCAATTACAAAGCTCCTAAAAGATGGCGGCACAATTTGACTATATACCCAGCACCACCGACTTTCAGAGTACGGCGGAGCCGCTCATCATACAGGTCCGGGAAACGACAGCGGGGCCGTTCTTCAAGTACCGCTTTATCTTGGTCATTAAGAACCGCAACGGGGACCAGCTCGCGAAGCTAAAGACCCACCCCCTGGCCTCGGACAACCTCTCCGCCGTCTTCGATATCTCTCGCGTCTGTGACGATTACATCGGCGCCAACGTAGTCAATAGCAACGCCACTACGGGCAACATCCTCACCTTGGGGAGGACGGGGTACAGCCCGGCCAACGTCATCGGAGAAAGTAGCGACCGCAACGTCGCCGCACAGTTTACTCTGGAGCTGGGATTCGAGAGCGCCACAAGCGCCACCGCCGATCCTACCGAGACCTTGCCACAATCGCCCGCCGAGACGACAACGCTCTTTGCTTTCCGTGATGAGTTCCAGAACTACGGCGACGCATACGCACGGGGCGACGGGAGCTTCCAACCTACAGCCCGCACCGACAACTTCCTCAGCACTGCGCCCAACCTCGGCAGGGAGTCGACGTTGACCTTCGGCGACGCACGGGAGCACCGCATCGGAATCGACCAGGCTTCTGTGCTCGCTTGGGGTATGCAATCCAGCGACGCCGAGTATGTTGTTGTTCGTGGATACGAAGCCGATGGTACTATCATCAATACCGCCGTCTTGGATATTGACGTTATAGGCGGCGATACCACACCCTCGACAGACTCGCAGGCGGTGCAGTTTATCGGTGTCGGTCCGGCCAACCTATCCGATCACGCCGCCGCTGCCTTCAATACTCAACTCGCCGATATCTTCTCCAATGTCAACCTCTCATATTATGAGGTTTATCTGTCGGAGTTTGCTTCCGTCCTCGTAGCCAATCAGGTCAGCGTCGTCCACCGCTTCACCATCGATAACGGTTGCAGTAAGTACCCCCGCCTTCAGCTTCTTTTCCTCAACCGTCACGGGGGATGGGATACGTTCAACTTCGACCAGCGCAGCGAGGAGAGCCTGCGCAATATTCAACGCAGCCAATACAACCGCCCACGAGGGAACTGGGACAGCGTGACCGGCCTCATCGATTGGAATTACAACGGATGGGAGCGGGGCGTCACTACGACCGCGGTAAAGGCTGAGAGGCAGACGAAGGTCTCGACGGATTACATCGAGGAAGGCTACGCCGACCACCTCCGCGATCTTGCCGTCTCCCGCTCGGTATTCATCGTCCAAGGCAACGAGGTGATACCTTGCACCGTCACCGACTCGGAGTATCTGTTCAAGACGGAAGTCAACGAGAAACTGATCACCTACTCCTTCACCTTGCAGTATAGCAACCGTCCCCGCCTCAAGTGATTCGCCTCGTAGCTCTCGACCAGGACACCCAAGCGCAGTCCACCCTCGACCTTGAGGGGACGCCGTCCATCTCCCTAAATCTCGCTGTAGCCAAGCCGGGGGAGACGATGCAACGACACGCGCCGTACTCGCAGACTTTCCGCCTGCCGTTTACCGATAGGAATAACGTCTTCTTCGCGCACTTCTACGAGGTGACCCTGACGGATGGAGATTTCGACCCGACGCAGAAGACGGAGGTGCTCATCTTCGAGGACGGTGTTCAGGTCATCCGGGGCGCGATGCAACTGCGGGCCGTGCGCCTCATGGCTCAGGTCTACGAGGTGAACGTCTTGGGTGACGTGGCCGACCTCTTCGCGGAGATGGGTTCCAAGTTGCTTCAGGCGGCGTTCCTCGATGGTAACGACTACACCACCGACTACAACTACAACAGTACCGCCGCGAACGTCATCGCCTCGCAGGACCTCAACCAGAGTATCAGCATAGGCGACCAGGTGCCCGATGGAACTATCATTGTTCCATTTGCCGACCACGGCCTGACGACAAACCAGCAACCGCTTGCGGCACAATACAACTTCGGTCTTCGCAATCCTGACAGCAGCATAAACGGACTGTATGCGGAGATGCTCAAGCCCGCGATGAAGCTCCGGGTATTGGTCGACCTCATCATCCGCACCAACGGCTTCACATACAGCTCGGACTTCTTTGCTTCGGATTTGTTTGGGAGCCTGTATATGACGCTTGCCACGGAATCGGAACGCATCCCCGCCGAAGCCGCTGGGCAGTTCTTAGCCAGTAAGAACACCAACCAGACCACAATTACAAACCCCAATCAGTGGGTGCCGGTTTCGTTTCCTGATACTTCCGTCTTAGGCTTCGATAACGACAGCAACTACAACACCACGACAAGTACCTATATCGCCGCGCAGGGAGGCATCCACCGCTTCCATGTCAAGATGGTCGTCACTGCGTCGTTTGCTACTCCGGGGACAGAGTTCGACGTCATCGGACGCATAAGCAAGGGAGGCACCTCGTTGGGAAGTCAGACCGTGACTATGGTGCAAGGATCGAGCCCGGTAACAAGTGGAGACCAAAGGACGTTGGAGTGGCAGGTCGAGACATTACTGTCGGCAAGTGACGGCGTACAGGTTCAGGTGCGGTTCCCAAATGGCGCCGCCGGAGACAGCATTCAAGTCTTAGGTAATACCGTAGGAGCCGACCCGACGCCCATCTTCTTCAAATGCACCTACGCCCCTGGTGGGCAGGTCAATATTCCGCAGGCACTGCCGCGCATCAAACAGAAGGACCTCATGCGGGACCTCTGTCAGCGGTTCAACCTTGTAATCGAAGCCAGCCCCGACAACCCGAAGCAGCTTGTAATAGAGCCGTATGACGATTGGATAGCGGACGGAGGTGAGACGTACTGGACGGACAAGCTCGATATGGACAAAGAGCGGTCGCTGATGCCGACCTCGTCTCTCAAGTCTTCGCGGATTCTGTTCTCCGACAAAAAAAGCGGAGACATAGGAAACCAATATTTTGAGGATACCAAGGGCGTCACCTT